CTGGATATAGATCCGATGTCATGCCGGTTATCGTACAAGCCGTTGTATTACTAGTAGCCTTTATTGATGGGATATACAGAGTAACGATATTGCCGGTTTTATTAGCTCTAATAGTGCCAGTAGGTGACGTTGTACACCCTGTTAAAGTCCCTGTATAGGTTTCATCGTAACCAGCGCTTAATATCTTTGTATCATCTTCGGTGCTTAGCTTGGCGGCGTGTTGATCGTAAGTGATTAAATCATCAACAGTTGGGTCTGTAATGTCGTGAAAGGCACCTGTATGACGGTTTGCCAGAGAAACACATCTAACCGTCTTACCCCACTTCACTGTAAAAGGGTGGATTCTTCCGTTACCATCGGCTGTAAAGGCGGTGTAGCTAGTGCCGTCAATTCCTGATAGTTCAAAAGTAGTGCTTGCTACGTTCGCTACAGTGAATACTAAGCCGTTTATTTCAGTCATGCCTCCAACCGAAACAATATAAACCTTATCGCCATTACGATAGCCGTGAGCCGCTGTGGTCGTTATTACTACCGGATTGGCCTGAGTTGCGGCATTAGGGGTGGTTGGTGTCTTGGCTAAGTATGAGCCTACTAGGTGAACACCATTACCTACTGAAGTAGATACCCCGCCATAAGTTCCATCAATATCTAGGTAATTTTGCTCGAAGTACATTCCAGAAATATCTAAGCCTTCAGCACCGTCATAAGCTATAGCCGTGCCTGATAAGCCTTCGATAATACCCCTAAAAGTACAGCCAATAGCGTTTTTCATCCAAAAACCATCAGCACTAGCCTCCATTAAGCAATGAATCTGAATGTCGTAATTGAATGAATCATTGTCCCAGAACTTACCCTGAACGCGACGAATATTGACCGGCCCTTGTAAATAAATGCTCTGGGATAAAATAGTTGTCGATTTCACAAACTTCATGCCGTCAATTGTCTTACCGACAAACTTAGTTCGTAAATATTTAGGGGAAATCAGATAAGCCAGCACAGAGGGGTCTGTGTGCTCTATGTCCACAGCAATCTCTACCATCTGCACAACCGGCGAAGTGGCCGTTACATTGGTTAGATTGGTGTCGAACATATTACCAGTGTCAGACTTTAGTAAACGACCCTCACCAAAAATCCTAAAATATGTATCGTTATTGTTAACGTCAACAATCGCATCGCCCGGAACCGTGGCCGAAGCGGTATTCCCATCAACAACCTTATCAATATTAAGGGTTGTTACTAAGCAAGCATCTGTGATTTCAATATTTAAACCAAGCGGCATGGCGTAGTCAATCATTGCCTGAACGGGAGCGGTGAAATCTGTTGTTCTGTTCGTGTATGTACCCCATTCGTTAGACTTTATCCCCCGCTCTAGCCGAAGAGTTAAGCTAAGAGTCGCAACGCCAGTACATTGCACAATATTAAAAGTGTTCTCGGTAACTGACGAGCTCAGTACTACGTCCCAAACAGAGTTCCCCCTGTCGGCTATTCGGATAACCGCGCCTTCACTGAGCTCCGTGCTAGCCACCGCTGATGCTATAGTCGCGAAGGTTGTCAATACCCCTACCCAATTACCTAGATCAATCAAGAAAGCCATGTTATCAGCCACTTGAATGGCGTTAGATGTATCGTTAGCGTCTGCCTCTGCCTCTGTTGGGAATAAAAACAGATCATAAGCTTCGGAGTAATATGGAATAAATATCGCATCACCAGCAGTCTTGATAAAGCCAATAGGCACCGTCCCGCCCGCTGATATTTCAGCCTTAGCTAGTAACGTGCCACCCGTTGAATCAGTAGCCATGCTAATAGGCGTTGTGGTGCCTTGTGCGTATCCCTTTAACCAGTAATTAGGGTACTGATCATAAGTTGTGCTTATTTGTGATATTGGAGCTAAAGCCATGATTATTCCTCTTGTATGGTTGCTGCCGGAGCTAGTGCGCCAATTGATTCAGATACATTAAATGCGCGCCGCCCCTTTGCTATCTCGGCAGCCTCTTTAACCACTTTGTCAGCAGAATCTAGCAGGCTCGATAGATCAACTTTCGGATCAATTAATAGGTCGGTTAGCTCTGATACGCTTCTCTGTGCTTTGGGTGTAATACTTAAATAAGCCTCTGTGATCTTTTTACCGCTAGGCCCCGCCCTTACCACTGCGTCAGCAAGATCAAAACCTTTCCTTGTCGCTCTCTGTGCTAGCTTTCTTGATATTTGGCCAACAACAGGGGCTGCTGGCCCCAATACTGCCGCAGAGCCAAGCCCGCCAAGGATGTTAGTCGCCGCGCCCTCAGAAAAGCCAAGCCTTCCCACCAATTTAAGCGCATTTTGCCCGCCAGTCCCCTTGATAACGTCCGTCATTGCTGATATTTCGTCAGCAGTAAAGAATCTTGCTCGCTTCTTATTGGTGACTATCTGCCGTAGCTGTGTTCTTAGGCCGTTTTCAAACCCTGAAGCCTGCAAATCCGCCTTTGAGAAAGCGTCCTCTATTAATTCTGCGCGCCTCGCTCTTCCCCATAAGTTACGGGCTGCCTTGTACCTCTCACCAACACCAGCAGCCTCTTTTGCATTAGCCCCCTTAAACGTATTTGGGCCTGCAACATCAAGAAAATTATCAATCTCATCAATCATCTTCATGCCGATTCGCGCATCAGCAGGGTCAACGCTGCTAGCGGCATCTTGGGCGACGGCGCGCAAGTCATCAACATCCAATATTGATTTCTTGCCTTTTCGGTTTAGCTCTTTGGCAAACTCTTGCGTGGCACCAAACGCCTTTGGGTTTCTTAGCTGGTTGACTCTTTCTTTTTTTGCCGTACTAATTACTTTCTTTAAAAATCTATTGTAAGCCTTGGGCTGGACAGTAACGCCAAGATCAGCTATCTCGGTATAAATGCCTCTCGACACATCTTTTAATTGGTCAATTTCCGGAGCTGACTCAATAAGCGCCTTCGATACAAGCCCCTTCTTTGGCTTTGCTGGCGATGGGATTTTACTTGGCGCACCCTTAAGCCCAGTTGATACCTTGGCTGCTCTTCGGCCAACACCAAATCCCAGCGCCTCTAGGGCTGCGGTTGGCAGTGTAGATGCTGCTGCCGCCAATGCGGGCGATCCGGTTGCTGACAGGGTGGCGTCACCAAGTGCGCCCTCTACTGATTCAAATGCCTCACCTACAGGCTGTAATGCACCACCAACGGCCTCAAGTCCTTGCTGGCCAGCCTGTGTTCTTGGCTGGAATGTTAGCGCCTCTCGCGTCTCTTCTACCGCTCTTGCCCCAGCCTCTGGGCCTGACAACATTGTCTCAGCAATTCCAGCAAGCCCCGCAACAGGCTCAGCGACAATACTTGATGCAATAGTGGCGGCAGGCTCAAGAAACTGAGCGGCAATATTTCCTTGTGGTTGCGCTGTTATTAAGTTTCTTCGCAGTGCCTCATCAAACCTAGAGCGCTTTTCGGGGTCAAGGTTATCCTGCAAGCCTCGATTTGCTATCTCTTGAAATCTCGCTAAGTTCTCTTGTGGGGTAGCCATTAGAAGTTAAATAAATCCTCGTCAGATACTTGCCCTAAATCAACTTGTGGCTGAGCCGCTGGAGCTTCCGCTGGCTGAGCCGCCGCCTCTTCGCTTTCAATCTGTCTGAGCTTCTGCATCTCAATGAAGTCGGCAGTTGTATTGCCTGGAGTGCCTAAGAATGTAGCAACCTCCTCAAGGTAAGAGGATAGTTTTAGCTGGGTGTCTTTTTTGCGTTGAACCCACCGCTTTAAATCCGGCCCATCGAGGTTTTTAGGTAGAGCTGTTGATAGGGCGAAGGCTAGCTCTGATTCCGACAGCGCGCCGAAAGTCGTCTCCCCTATAACGTCAAGGCCAAGCCTTCCTTGCAGGTTGTCTAATTGGATAGAGGCGGAGCGAATACTTGGAAGTTTTGACGCGATCACGCCCGTCTCCGCCCCTTGATCGATCAGAGAAATAACTTCATCAAGGTTATTAATGTTAGTTTTAATTTTTCCAATCTGGTCAAACGCTTTCTCTGAGCGAGTAATTGCCGCCTTTGCCGCCTGAGTTGTTGCGGCGATTATGGGAGCCGTTTCCAACTCAACAGCCGCACCGCCTCTTGCTATGTCTGTCGCTTTCTTGACCGCTATATTAGCAAGCTCTTGTGCGCTTTCACGGGTAAAGCCTGCTTGCCTGCCAAACTGATTAGCGGCCTGTATGTCTTCCTGTGTTGCATTCGGGCCTGTAGCCTTTGCCTGCAACCCCCTGAATGTTTCAAAGTCTCGCTGCGATGCCGTGCCTACCTGTGAGCCGGTAGGAGCCTTCAATACCCCTTGTTGTTGAGCAACTTGGACAATCTGATTGGATTTATTCAGCAGCTGTTGAACGCCGCCCTCTTGCCCTAGCGTCGCAATGGCTTCGTCTGTTGTTTCTGTGGGTTTGCCTTGCT